AGTCAGCACGAAAGAAGTTGCTAGACTCATTAAAGAACAAAAAAGCATTGGGATATATTATGGATACGCTGAAGCAGGACAAAGATCACTTGGGAACAGGTCAATAGTATATACTGCATTTGATCCAGACGGAAAAGATGTAGTAAATAAAATAAAAAAACGAGAATGGTATAGACCATTTGCAGCATCCGTCTTAGAAGAGGATGCTCATTTATTTTTTGACATTGATAAACCAAGTCCATTCATGACTCAATGTTATAGGGTTACAGAGAATGTAAACATACCTTCTGTAACCCATATAGATAATACTTGCAGGGTTCAGACTGTAAACAGTGGACATTTGTATCAACTGTTACTAGAGTTGCGAAACCTGACAGGGCATGGTATAATATTAAATACCAGTTTAAACTTATCTGGTGAACCATTGGTAGAAACACCGCAACAAGCGGTTGACATACTGGCAAATAGTGAGTTAGACTATGTTTGGTTACCAGAAACTATGCAATTAATTTCATGACTATAGATTTTGATAAGTACTGCTTATTCGTGGATGGTGTCACATCCGATTCCAGTAAAGATTTTGTCTATCTTGCTGATCGCTTGGTTGAACTTGACAGAAAGGGTGCCAATATTGAACGCCTTACCACTGCTGCTGTTGGCATGTCTGCTGAGTCTGGTGAGTTTCTTGAGATCATTAAGAAGATGGTTTTCCAAGGTAAGCCTTGGAGTGACGCTAATAGAGAACATCTTATTATTGAGTTGGGTGACGTTATGTGGTATGTAGCACAAGCATGCATGGCACTAGACATATCATTTGACGAAGTAATTGAAGGCAACATCAAAAAACTAGAGAAAAGATATCCTGGCGGTAGTTTTGACATTCATGACTCCGAAAACCGTGCAGCAGACGATCTCTAATTTTCATCAAGCGTTCCCTTTAATCATATATGAGAAGGGAGTCAAAGGATTTTTACCATTACTATACAAAAGTTTTGAAGATGGTAAGTTTGACAATTCTACTGGCAAAATAACAGGAGAACTGAATGGTAAAGTCCTGATACATCAGGACATCAGACTAGCACCTTTCTTCAGAGAGATTAAGAAGTCTGTTATTGAATACTTACAGCATTTTGAAGTAGACAAAAAAGAATTTCAAATAAATTTTGTCAAGACTTGGTTTACTATATGTGATCCTGGTCAAACAGTTCCGATGCATTATCATTCATGTTCACATATATCATATGTGTACTATATTCAAACACCTGGCGATCCAATAATATTTCATAAGAAAAATCCTAATGAATGGTTTGGAGATGCCTTAAGGTTTTCATCAGAAAATAAATTTAACAACACATCTACCTATGGAATTACTCCTAAAGCAGAGCATCTTGTTATGTTTCCTGGTTCTCTCGAACATTATACTGTTGCTGAACCTAGAGAGCATAGACGAATTAGTCTTGCGGGCGATATTGTTTTGACACTAAAGGATAGAACTGACACGGAATCTGGTTTACTATCTCCACAATACTGGAAAGACTTCTAAATAGTACTATGGCAGCAGGAAAAGTAAAAAAAGAAAAGAATCAAATCCTCAACCTTGTAGGTAAAGGGGGAGAATATGCTAATGACACCGATAAAAAGGAACTAAAAAAATTCCTAGATGCGGGTGGTGACCACAACTTTTTTATTAAAGAACAGGGAAATAATCAAGTATTCAAGTGGCCTAATCTAACAACAAAGGGAGCACCTAAAACCGTTTATATATTTGCAGAAACTAAAGCTGTAGAGAATATAAAATCTGCTTATAGATCAGCAGACAAAGGTGATTCAACAACCTTCAAGGGAATGGTTGGTAGTCATCCAGTAAACCTAACTGCAACCAAAAAAACAGATGGGTTGCAAGCAGCGACTATAACTAAGATGCAGGAACTTGCATCGCTAGAAATTTTCAAGGCAGGGATAGAACGTAATAAGATATACAAAAGTATAAGTGATATTAGAAAAGATACTTATACAATGAAGTTGATTAATAAAATATGGAAAGACATTGGTGGTTTAGATACAGTAGATGATGATTGGTTAGAGAATTTTTATAAACAACAGAAAGCATTACTCAGTTCTAATGGTATTGGCAGTAGAAATGTTACAGAATTTAATCGTGAAGGCGGTTTTATGAAGTACATAAGTGGTGTTGTTAATAAAAAATTTGGTGTGTCTGGTAAAGATAACTGGGATCCTGCTGACATATGGTTAATTAGAGATGAGGATAAAGCAAAAGCAGAAATTAAAAAAATAGTTGACAAACCATCTCCAAATTTTGAGCAGTTTCAGTCTCTAATGAGGCAACTTTTTAACGCACATAAAAATACTAGTGATCCAATGGTCTTTGGCATTTCTTTAAAAAAAGTTGCTAAAGGAGAACCCGCACAAATAGAGTTTGTCAATCACGAACTCTCATTTTTTAAAAGATTGGAGGACATTCAGTTGAAATACGTAATGAGTAAATGTAACCTAGGTCAGAAAAAAGACAAAGGTGGATCTATAGTTATGGGATCACAGGACACAAGATTTATCATTCAAGATGGTCGTAGTAGCACCTATGATTTCCAGATAAAAGGAAACAATTCTACAAATTTCAGTAATTTAAAATACGAACCTACTGCAAAGGGTGCAACTGCTGCTAGACTAGGTAAAGCAACGGTTGAATTGGTGATAACAACGATGCAAGAAAATTTTGGATTATCTTTTACAAAAGATAATACATCATATCCCATGGATGAAAATCAAATAGAAAAAGAAAGAGACAATATCATCAATATGATTAAATCTATACAGAAAAAAGGTTGCGATACTGTAGAAACAGATCCTGTACAATGCTATGAAAATTTAAAATTTGCAATGTTAGATGCTCCATGGACTGCTAACTCTAAAATACAGCAGATAACATGGTTATCTAAGATACTATCATTACCAAGAAAAAAATTAGATAGTTTCTCTACTGAAATGTTATTCATGGCAAAGAAAGAAGGCACAAGATACGGTCCTTTTGCAAAGATATTCTAATGTCTAAGAATACTCATCTTGAACATCTAGAAGATAGCATCTTGTTAGACGGTGAGCAAGGTGCTAAGGATGCTTTTATGTTTTTGGATGAGTTAGCACGAGTATTTACTGGAGTACAGTCAAATAATTTTAAAATTACTACTAAATGGGACGGTGCTCCTGCTGTATTTTGTGGCACATATCCTGGCACAGACAAATTTTTTGTAGGATCTAAATCTATATTCAATGTCAATGCAAAAGTTAATTTTACCAATGAGGATATAGATCGTAATCATGGTAGTTCGCCAGGTCTTGCTAATAAATTAAAAGATTGTTTAAAATATCTACCAGAATTAGGTATAGAAGGCATAGCACAGGGAGACCTACTATACACTGACGATAAAGTAAAGAAAAAAATTAATGGAAACGACTGTATTATATTTCAACCCAACACTATAACCTACTGTATACCAAAAGAGGATGAATTATATGACAAAGCAGCAAATGCAAAGTTAGGTGTAGTTTTTCATACATCATACTCTGGCAAAACTATGGATGATCAAACTGCTAGTTTTGGATATGATGTATCTAAGTTAAATGACACTAGAAATGTATTGGTTTTGAGTGCAGAAACAGGTCAATTGGGTAGTGATGTTTTGTTGACTAAAAGTGAGAAGACATCGTTAGAAAAATTAAAAACATCTAGTGTTTCTTCACTATCAAATGCATCGTCATTCTTAAATGAAGTGGCAGAACAAATATCTTCCAAAGATCAACTAGTTATAGGAACTAGATTAAAAATATTTTTTAACAAATACGTACGTGAGGGTAAAAAATTACCTAAAGACAGTGTATTTCTTAAAGAATTTAAAGATTATTTTGAGACTGAGGTAAAAAAAGCAGCAGATAAACTTAAGACACCAAAAGGTAAAGCAGCAAAACTTGCTAAGTTGTATGATGGTTTGGATATGATAAAAGATAATGAAAAAGCATTAAAAAACACAGTAAATTTATACTCTGCATTACAATCTGCTAAAGAAATGTTCATACGTAAGTTAGAAACTGGTGAAAGATTTGGCACATACTTAAGAACAGAGAATGGATATACCATAACTGCACCAGAAGGATACGTTGCTATACAAGAAGGTAACACTGCAGTCAAATTGGTAGATCGTTTATCATTCAGTGTGGCAAACTTTAATGTAGAAAAAAACTGGGTCAACGGAGATACTAAGCAATGAAAAGAGTAGTATTTGCATATGGTAGATTTAATCCTCCTACTATAGGGCATGAAAAACTTATACAAGCAGTAGAGAAACAAGCAAAAGGTGATGATTGGTTTATCATACCAACACAATCTGTGGATCCAAAGTCCAATCCTCTACCATATGATGTTAAAACAAAATATATGAAGATGATGTTCCCACAATACGCTGATCATATAGATGATAAGGCATGCTGTAGGGTTCCTGTGGATGTCATGAAACATCTTATGATGAAAGATTATACTGATGTGGTAATGGTAGTTGGTTCTGATAGATTAGGTCAGTTTGGTTTCTTACAGAAAAACAATAGGAAGGATGAATACTCATTTAACTCTATAGAAATAGTATCTGCAGGGGAGAGAGATCCAGACGCGGAAGGTGCTTCTGGAATGTCCGCATCTAAGATGAGAAAGGCAGCAAAGGATGTAAAAACTTCTGATTTTATGGCAGGAATACCAGATTCATTAACTTCAAAACAAAAGTTAGAACTTATGAAAGAAGTTAGAAAGGGAATGGGTTTATAAATAAACTTGATATGTACAACTATATTCATGAAAAGTCTTTCAGACTTCACTAAGAAATCCAAAGTTGCGGAAGCAAACATCACTCGTGATAAGTTCTATAAGAACGAAGTGTATAAGAAGGGTGAGTGGGTTCTTACTGAGCAAGGACAAGTTGGTAAAATACACCGACGAGGTCCTAACTACGTATTATGTCTTACAGCAGAGAACACAAAGTTCCGCAGCTGGATTACAGACATAAAAGAAGTCTTTGAGATTGGCACTGATGCATATCGAGAGTATGTTATGTCTATAACACCTGGTCAAAAGGTTGCAAAACCTAAAGGAACTGCCAAGGTGCCAGAGACTATCCCAAGCAAACACCCTACAAATAAGATGGATAAACACGAGTCTAAAAGTCTAGCACAAGTAGCTGCTGAGACTATGCTAAACCCTAAATTCAAGTCTATGAAAGAGACTTGGAGATACGATTACTCTGCTAAGATGGCAACACAGACGTAAAAGGTCTTGGTGCTGATGGCGTAGGTGGCGGTGACGCACCTGGCATGAAACTTGCAGAACCAGAGGGCGGTAAAGGCAAACCAACCATTAAAAAAGTGCAACATTCCTGTGCTACTAAGGTAGAGCATACAGAATGGGGTAAGGGTAACTGCTTAAAAGAGATGCATACACTCGATGAGCAAGGTAACGTTAGTCATTACGACGTAATGTTTGAGCATGGACTAGAGCAAGATGTTCCAGTTGAAACTCTAAACATTCTTGTTAAAGAATACCACGAGCACGTAGTAAATGACGAGAAAAACGAGATCAATGAAAAGAATCTTGATCCAGTGAATCCAGTTGCAATGGGTAAGAAGTTTAAGAACAGAAAAGATAAAGATTTAGACAACGATGGTGATACAGATGCTAGTGATGAGTATTTACATAAGCGTCGTAAGGCAGTCTCTAAGGCGATGATGAAGAAAGAGCATCACCAGAAAGATGCTGATGGTAAGGTTATTGAGCATGATATAGAAGAAGTAGAAGAGGCAAAGAAGGGTCTCTACGCTAACATCCATGCAAAGAGAAAGAGAGGAGAAGCACCCGCAAAACCTGGCGATGAGGACTATCCTGCTAAGGATGCTTTCAAAAAGGCAGCAAAAACTGCTAAGAAAGAAGAGGTAGAGGTAGCAGACGAAAGTATGAAGCAAGCACGTAAGAACGTGGGAGCA